GGAGCCACCGGACCGGCGGGTGCCACGGGAGCTACCGGTCCGAAGGGCGACACCGGCGATGCCGGACCGACAGGAGCCACCGGTCCCACCGGGCCGGCGGGCGAGGTTGGACCCGGTATGCCCATCGGAGCGATTGTCTTGTGGGCGGGCAGCCTCGCCTCGATCCCCAGCGGGTGGCACCTGTGCGACGGCACCGCCGGCACACCCGACCTCCGGTCGAAGTTCATCACCGGTGCGGCTCCAGGTGCGGAGCCCGGCACCACCGGCGGAGCCTCGAGCCACAGCCACGACGACCACGCCGCCCAGCCTCACTCCGGCGGAGCCGTAGGCGACCACACCTTCACGCAACCGGACGCGCACAGCGACCACGGCTCGCAGAGCCACACCGGAGCGGCGGTGGGCAATCACTCATTCACCCAGCCTGGAGCTCACAGCTTCACGCAGCCGGCAGCTCACAGCGACCATGCGAGCCTCACCCACACCGGCACGGCGGTGGGCACCTCCGGTGCCGGCAGCTCGCACACCCACACCGCCTCCGGCGATGCGGCGACCACAGCCACCGGCAGCTCCGGTGCGGTGAAGCCAACCGCTGCCCACCAGCACACGATCTCCGGCGAGTCCGCCCACACCCACGCCGCCGGCACGGTTACTCAGCCGACCGCCCACTCCGCGCAGAGCCACTCCGCGCACAGCGGCGGTGCGGTCGATGCCCACAGCGGCGGAGCCGTGGATGCCCACAGCGTCACCCAGGCGTCGGCTCACTCAACGCTCACCCACTCCGCCCACGCCGGCGGAGCCGTGAGCGTCCACCTCGTCACCCAGGCTACAGCTCACGGAGCGCTCAGCCACGCCTCCACGACGACGCTGCCGCCTTATTACGCTCTCGCCTTCATCCAGCGGGTGAGCTGATGCTCGAGCTGGTGGTGCTCCTCGAGGCGGCGGTGCTCTTGATGCTGCTGGCGGTGGTGGCACGCCACCTCCGGCAGCACCGCCGTTCGCTGCGAGCCTGGGAGCAGGCGGTGGCGAAGCGCAGAGCTCAGGAGGCGGCGACTCGAGAGGCTCTCCTCGAGCGAGCCCGGCAGGAGCAGCAGAGCTCCAGGCTCCTCGTCCCTAACCGGGCAGCTCGCCGGCGGGCACCGGAGCTGGCGGCGGTGGACCGGGCGATGGCTCGAGCGGGCTATGAGCGGCGAGCAGAAGCACCGGCTGACCTCGAGGCGTAACCTCGCACACCTGGAGCGGCATAACGGCGGAGCTCCAGGCTGCGAGAAGTGCCGGCAGATATGGGCGGCGATCGGGAGGCGGAGAGAGTGAGCACGGCAGCTGCGCTCGAGCACCTGGAGGTGCTGCCGGAGCTCCTGGGCAGGGTGGAGCCGACCTTCGCTCCGCCGGTGCCGGCTCGCTCGCTGCTGAAGGCGTATGAGGCGGCAGCACGGGAGCTGGGCATCAAGCTGATGCCGCACCAGCGGCTCGCCGCCCGCTACCTGATGGCGGTGGGTCCCGGCGGGCGGTGGCTCTACCCGGAAGTCGCTGTGATCATGAGCCGGCAGAATGGGAAGTCGGAGGAGCTGCTGCCGCTAATCAAGGCGCGCATCGACGCCGGGCGGCGGGTGCTCCACACAGCGCAGAACCGCACGCTGCCACGGGAGGTCTTCATCCGGCTCGCTGAGCATTACGACGGGCGGTTCGGCACAGCGGAGGTGCGCTACGCCAACGGGCAGGAGGTAATCCGGCTCGCCGGCGGCGGGCGGTACAGCCTCGTCGCTCCACGTCCCAGCGCTCGAGGCTACGGCGTGGACGACGTGATCATCGACGAGGTGCGGGAGGCTCGTGACTTCGGGCTCGTGGCAGCCATCCGCCCTACGCTCACCGCCTCGCAGAACCCGCAGATCGTCTACCTCTCGAACGCCGGCGACGAGGAGTCGGTGGTGCTGAACGATCTGAAGCGGCGAGGCGAGCGCAGCACCCGGCTCGCATACCTCGAGTGGAGCGCAGCACCAGCTCGAGCGGTGGACGAGCTGGCCGGGTGGCAGGAGGCTAACCCAGCTCTAGGGCGGACGATTCGCCTGGAGACGCTGCTCGATAACTACCTCAGCCTGCCGGCTACCGTCTTCGAGACGGAGCACCTGTGCCGGTGGGTGGTGAGCATGAGCCCGAAGCTGGTGGGTGCGGCAGCCTGGGAGAGCTGTGCCGGCGAGCTCAGCCGACCTCTCCGCCCGGCGATGGGTGTGAGCATGGACGCCGGCGGAGCTCGAGCAGCGGCGAGCATCGCCTGGAGAATGACCGACGGGCGAATCGCTCTGCGCGAGGTGGCTGCCGTAACCGGTGAGCCGATCGACTCCGACCTCCTGGGAGCCGACCTGTACCGGCTCTCGCTCCGCCTGGGCGTGCTCGAGCACGGTTACGACGACCTGACCGACCGGCAGCTCGCGGCGTACCTCCAGGGGAAGGGGAAGCACAAGCGCACGCGGGCGATCATCGCTAATGAGTTCGCGAATGCGTGCGAGCTGTTCGTGCGGCTCGTGGAGAGTGGGCAGCTAGTGTGGGACGAGGCGGCGAACGTAGGGCTCGACCTCCAATACGCCACCCGCCACTCGCTCCGGCAGGGTGCGTGGGTGGTGGTGAAGGCGAAGGAGGACCGCCCTATCGCCTCGCTCCTCGCAGCGGTGCGGGCGGTGTGGCTCGCCTCCGGTCCCTCGCTGCTGGGACGACCGACGATTCGGTGAGCGCTTCCGGTATGCTGCCCGGCGGTGGACCTAGCGTGAGGGTGAGCTGATGGCGCTGTGGGACCGCATGGCGGCGGCGATCGCTGCGGCACCTGTGCTCGAGCCTGGACCGTGGCTCCCGGACCGGCGTGATGCCCAGCTCCAGCGGCGAGCCTACGACTACGGCAGCTACCCGCCTCTGAGCTCCCAGCTCGAGGCGATCCGCAACCGTGGGCAGCTCCGCCCGTGGCGTCCCGCCTCACTCTCCGAAGCGCTGGGCTACCCAGCCATCTTCGCCGCCTGTACGCTCATCGCGAACACCGTAGCTACGCTCACCCTCCAGGCGTACCTCAGAGGTGCGCTGGTGCCCGACGCTGAGCGTCCTCGAGTGATGGTCCGACCCAATCCGCTGACCACGCTGCGCGAGTTCCTCCGGCAGACCGCCTGGGATATGGCGACCACCGGCGAGGCGTGGTGGTGGACGGCGGCACGCGACCCAATCACCGGAGCAGCTCTCTCCGTGGTGCCCGTGGCTCCTCGAGAGATACAGCTCAGCGAGAACCCGGCGGACCCACGGTTCCCCGTGCTCGAGTGGCGCGGCAGGGTGCGTGATAACCGGGACTTCAAGCAGGTCGTGATGCAGCGGCGGAGCGGCGAGCTGCGCGGCATAGGACCTCTCCAGGCGTGCGGAGCTGCGGTGTCCGTGGCGGTCGAAGCGCAGGAGTGGGCAGCCTCGTTCTTCGCCGGCGGCGGCTACCCGTCGATCATCATCCGCAGCGCTGTACCGCTGGGCGAGAACCCGGAGGACCCGGAAGGGCTCACCGAAGCGGAGCGCATGGCGGCGGAGTGGATGAACAAGCCACACAACCTGCCGCGCGTCGTGGACCCACGCACCGAAGAAATCCAGGAGGTGGAGGCGAACCCGCAGGGCTCACAGATGCTCTCCGCACGGGAGTATCAGGTGGGCGATGCCGCCCGGATGTTCAACATCCCCGGCAGCCTGCTCGAGCACAGCACGCCGGGCTCGAGCCTCACGTACCAGAACGTCGGGCAGGAGTTCGACAAGTTCGCGAGGGTGTGCCTCATCCCTAACTACCTGGAGCCGGTGGAGCAGGAGTTCTCCGACTACCTGCCACGCGACGAGGTGAGCCGGTTCAACGTGCGAGCGCTGCTGCGAGCTGACATCAAGACGCGCTACGACGTCCACGCCATCGCCATCGACAAGGGCATCTACGGACCCGAAACGGCTCAGGCGGAGGAGGGCTACGCACCCGGCGACGTGGAGTTCGCTCCAGCTCCGCCGGCGCTGCCCAGCGCAGCGGTGCCCATTGTGGAGAAGCGCTCGCTGCCGGCTCTCCAGGAGGTGCGCTGTGCCGGCACCGTGGCGGTGCGTGGCCGGCTCCAGGCGTGCGGGCGGCTCCTGGGCAGGCTCGCCGCACCCTACGAAGTTCAATGTCCCAGGTGCCACACCCTCGCCACCGCATGAGGCGGCTCCTCGCTCGCCTGCTCGAGCTCGTGCGCTGGTCCCTCCCGTGGGACGACGAGCGCATCGGGTGAGAGACAAGCCGGCACCGTTCCTCCGGGTGATCGACCGGACGCCTGGAGCTCCAGAGCAGCCGGTCCACCTCGCCGGCGGTAAGACGAAGACGCTGTGCGGGCTCGAGCTCGCAGCTCTCGACCTCGAGGGCTGGGCAGCTTACCCAGGCGAGGCTCCACGCTGCGCGGCGTGCGAGGCTAGGCGCACAAGGCGGGCACCACCTAGTCAGCCTGTGCTATAAAGTCGCGCAACAGCACCAGCGCTCCTCGAGAGCCACGCTGTGAGAGGTCACGCCGGAGAGCCCGTAACGGCGAGCCGGAGGCATCGGCGGTGACCTACCTCTACAGCAGACGCAACAGGACCAGCGTGCGTGATCTGAGAGCTGACCGGCGCGGCGTGAGCCCGCAGCCGAAGCCGGAGCGCAAGCGCTCGAGCAGCGCTCCCGTGGTGGATTACTCCTCGTGGCGCATCAACGACCTACGGGCTGCTGCTGCTGCCCACGGGCTCCCGGCAGGTGGCACGAAGGCGGAGCTGATCGAGAGGCTCTCCGGTGCCGGCTGAGGTCGAGCTCGAGCTCCTGGAGCTCCCAGGTGAGCAGGAGCAGGCTCTGGACGAGCTCATCCCGGCGTCAGGCGGCAGCCAACAGCTGCGCTCGCTCAGCGGCGAGATCGTGGAGCACAATGCGGAGCGGCGGGAGCTGGTGGTCCGGCTCCACACCTGGGGAGACGTGGCGGACACACCCGTCGGGCTGGAGACGTTCGAGCCCGGTGCGTTCGATGAGGTGGACCCGGCGAGCGTAGTGCTCACCGGTCCAGAGCACGGCAGACCCGCCGGCGTAGGCGTGAGCCTCGAGCGGCGAGCCGATGCCCAATATGCCGTCTTCCGTGCCTCCAGGACACCACTAGGCGACGAGGTGCTGGAGCTCGCACGCGACGGCGTCACCCGTTTCGTGTCGGTGGAGTACGACCCACGACACACCCGTGCGGCATGGCGGCAGCTCGCAGACGGGAGGCGCGTCGTGGCAATCACGAAGGCTGCGCTCCGGGCGGTGGCTCCGACCTACAAGCCGTTCTATACGCAGACGGCGATACTCGCCGTCCGTAGTCATCCCACACCACAGGAGGAGGCACAGGTGCCCGAACCGGTCGTGGTGGAGCCGTCCGGAACGCCGGCACCTCCGCCACTCTCCAATGACTCAGCCAACAGCGCAGGAGCTCAGATGCTCTCAGCGCTGGAGGCGATGGGAGCACGCTTCGACTCGCGCTTCGCAGCGCTCGAGGAGCGAGCTCGCATGAGCTTCGAGGTGCCGGCTCCCACGCCGGCGGGTGCTGCTGCTGGTGGGCGGCAGTTCTCGAGCGGCGAGTGGATGCAGAACGTCCTCCGCCTGCTCACCGGCGAGCGCATCCCGCAGAACGAGATGCGAGCTCTCGCTGACCTCATCACCACCGACAACGCCGGCGTCGTGCCGGACGCCTTCAGCTCTGAGCTGATAGGCGTGATCGATAACTCCCGCCCGTTCCTCGAGAGCACCCGCAAGCTGGAGACGCCGGCGAGCGGGATGACGCTCACGCTGCCGAAGATCATCACCCGCCCGACGGTGGGCATCCAGGCGGCGGAGAAGGACGAGCTCACGAGCACCGCCACCGCCATCGACACGGTCGACTTCCCAGCGGTGACGAAGGGCGGAGCCGGCGACATCAGCATCCAGCTCCTGAAGCGGAGCTCACCCTCGTTCCTCAGCCTGTACCTGGAGCTGCTGGGCGAGGCATACGCGATCGACGCGGACGACGAGGCGGTCGACGCGCTGCTCGCTGAGGCGTCCGTGGTGGAGGGTGGCACCCTCGACCCGGAGGACGCCACTTTCGGCGAGACGTGGCAGAACGCCTGGACCGCTATGCGGCGGCGTCCCGACACGATCTGGCTCAGCTCCGCTGCTGCCGCAGCGTTCATCGACGCGAAGGCGGACGGCACGAATCAGCCTCTCTACTCCAACCTCGTCGCTAACCTCACCGCCGGCGGTGGGCTGGGAGGGACCATCTCCGGTCTCCGCCCAGTCCATGTGCCGGCGCTCGACAATGAGGCGGTCGACGTGATCGTCGGTCCCTCCACCGGTTTCGCCTGGGCGGAGGACGGCACCTTCACGCTCCAGGTGGACGTCCCCTCGAAGGCCGGGCGGGACGTGGCGCTGGTGGGCATCCTGTGGTTCGCTCCGCTATACCCGGCGGCGTTCACCACCTTCACCCTGCCGTAACCGGCAGCCGTTCAGTAGCAGCTAAGAGGAGCCCGCCCAGGCGGGCTCCTCGAGGCTGAGAGAGGAGAGCACGCGAATGGGCAATACCGGATACCGGACGGTCGCAATCAAGACCGACGGCGCGGGAGCAGCGGAGGTCGAGGTGGCGTTCCGTGGTGCTCTCCGGGCGGTGCGGGTGGAGCTGGGCACGCTCAGCACACCCGACTTCGTCATCAAGGACCAGCCGGCGGACGTCAACCTGCTCACCGTGGCAGGCGTGGCGTCGGACACCACCTATTACCCACAGGTCGCGACGAACGACCCGGCGGACGGCACGGCAGGTGACGCCTTCACCTCGCCGGTGGTGTTCGGGAAGATCGTCATCACGGTGGCCGGCGGCGGTGCGAGTAAGAGCGGCTACGTCCGGCTCATAGGCGAGTAAGAGGAGCAGCTCGAGGTGGCGGACTGGCCGGATGTTGACGAGCTGAAGCAGCTCCTCGACGTCCAGGGCGAGAATGCCCAGGCGTGGGACGACCACCTCGAGAGCCTCCTCGAGGCGGGCATAGCCCAGGTGAAGCAGGACGTCGGAGCATGGGAGGAGGGCACCGATCAGCCTACGGATAAGCTCCACCACGCAGCGCTCCGGGCGGCGGTGCTCATGCGTCCTAACGCACCGATGCAGCAGGCGGGCGGCACCCGCCACCAGGACGTCAACAGCGACCCGGCGTACCAGTCGCTACTCCAGGGCTACAGGCGGAGGTTCGGATTAGCATGAGCGAGAAGTCGAAGCAGGCGATCGCTGAGCGAGAGGCGGCTCGAGCTGAGGCTCGAGAAACCGCCCAGGAGCCGGCTCGCAGCGCATCAGGGCGGCGTAGCAGCTCCGGCACCCGGCGGGCGGCTCAGCGTGGCTCTACGGAGCCCACAGAGCCCACCGGCGAGGGGAAGCCGGAGGGCTGATGAAGCTCCACGGCGCAGCACAGCTACACAACCGCTTCGCTGCTCTCGAGGACGTGGGCAGCGAGGTTTCGCGTGGCTGGGCTGACGCTGCGCTCGAGGAGATGCGGCAGCGCATCCCGGTCCGCACCGGAGCCACTCGAGCCTCCCTCCGGCTCGAGCACACCGACAACGACGGAGCCCGCATCGTGGGCGACAAGGTGGCTGTGATCCTGGACACCGGCACTAAGAGTTACGAGGAGGTGCCCAGCAGCCGGCAGGTGCTCCGCTGGACCACCGGCGGG